AAACTGCAGTAGCCTTGGTCTTGCCGATTGAAGACAAGAAAGGGGTTTCGTCACGGCTAATCATAGAGATGAAGTTAGCCAAGTCCTCGCGTTCACCTGAGTTGGTCGCGTTACCAGTAGCGGATGCGCTACGTGCGGCGGCTTTAGGACCGCCAGTTGCAAAGTTATTACCTGCCATTTTATTTTTCCTTTAAGTGAAAATTTGATTTTATAGTTTTTTGCTCACAGAAGAAATACGTTTTAGAAAATCTAATTCGTCTTGTTTTGATCCTTGACCGGAAAGAACCTTAGAACGGTTTTCAGTTACAGCTTGTTGCACTTTCTTTGTTGCAGGTGTCCCATTTTTCGTGGGTACCGACTTAACGCTTGGAGCTGCTTTACGCTTTACTTCACCAGTTTCTTTGGCTGTCTTGAGTTTACGATAGTCGTTAATAAACTTAACTACGTTAACATCATAGATTACATCTAAGAGACCCTCAGGGATGCCCTCTTTAATAGCAAACTCACGGATTGAACCAGCAACTTTATCTGAGTAATCGGGAATTACTTTCGTAATGTTATCCTCGTACGCTTTCAGTAACGCTTGTTGTTGTTCAGTCTGTTGTGCTTTTAATTGTTCAGCAACCTTAGTTGCACTAGCTTCACGTTTATTACGTGCTGCCCAGTACTTCTCTTGGGTCTCTTCTAACTTCTCTTTTAATTCACGAGCAGTGTATGTGTCACCTTCTTCACGAGCTTTCTCAATATCGCTCTTGATCTTGTGGTATTCACTTGCATGCTTATTTTCTGTAGCTGTTAATTCTTCATTAACAACAGAACCTAATGTGATTAATTCCTGAAGCTTTTCATTTCTTTCAGTCTCGATCTGCTTCTTCAGCTCGCCGAGTTCACGCCCCTTTTGAGATAGATGTTTATCAGTAGAGTAACCCTTACGGATTTCTTCTAGGGATACGTATTCAGTCTTACCGTCAACAGTAACGGGTACTTGGTATTCCCAATCAATATCTTCTTCAGTTGGTAGTTCTGCGTTTTGGGTAGACGTATCATCCTCAGCAGCGTTCGCTTCCTCAGAATCACTTGATTCTTCATTTTCATCTAGGTCATTTTCAGTATCAGAGTCGTTCTCTTGGGCTTGTTCTTCTTCCGACTCATCCTCTGGATTTGGGACGCTCTCGTCTTCTTCTGGTAGAGATTCTAAACCAAGCATTTTTGCTGCCGGGCTATTACGTAGAATGTCATCAAGACTTTTTGCTTCCAAATCTGCACTTACACTTCCGTCATCAAAACTCGCACTGCTCACTTCTGAGGCAGGGGTGTTGGTAGAGAGATGTGATAAATTCATATATTAATTCCTTGTGTCCGTTTTATTGTGCAACTTTTTCAGCTGCTTTAGCTGCCTTAGCAGCCTTCATTTTTTCAGCAAAGTTTTCCTTTGGCTGATCTTGTGTACCCGTAATGCGATCGATTGCTTCGATAGCACCCTGCAGATTAACAAGAATAGGGGCGAAACGTTGGGATAAACCCACACCACCACTCTCACCTGCGCGAACGAGTTCACCTAATACTTCGTCTCGTGAACGAACTAGAACTTCTTTTGCTTTAACGTATTTAGTCATTGTTTCCTTTGCCTTCTTCTTTGGCTTCTTGTTTCATCTTGTTCATGTATTTGATGTTGTTACCAAGCATCTCAATACCTACAAGCTTTTCTTTAACGCTCCCTAGTGCCATAGCTGTATGGAATAGGAACTCACGCTCTTTAATAGCATGAGGCTCAGTCTTTAACCAAGTAACAAAGAGGTCTGCTAAGATCTCTGAGTATGCTTCGCCAAAGAATTGTTCTCGTTCTCGTACTGCGAATTCTGCTTTACCTAATGACGCTTGAGCATCACGGAAAGGTTCAACAATATATTCACCAGTATCATGGTTCATTTTTGGCTTTATTCTCTTCTGAAAGCCGTCTTTGTATTTGTCCATTATTTAAAGTGTTAGGTGAACTCCCTCTTTCGAGGAAGCTCGGGGTTTACATTTGTGGTTGCTCACCCATAGCGGCAGGTCCATTTACTTGAGGTAATGCTTGTCCACCTTGTGGGCGGGATGCATCACCGGACATGTCACCACGGATAAATCCTTGAGCCATTGATAACAGCTCTTTAATGTCAGGTTGCTTAGGTGCTTCAACACCCTCTTTAGCAGCCATAATATAGAGTTTGCCCCATTCTTGATAGGACTTATCCATTGCAACCATTAATTGTTTTGTGTTGTCTTGAAGAGCGTTCTTAGCTTGTACATTAGTAAGATCGACCGTGGCCTGTCTTTGTGCTAAGTCCAATTGCTTGGCTTGTTCTTCTAGAGCTTTTTGTTTCTCATTAGCCTGTTGTTCGGCTTGTCGAGACTTTATAGCGTTATCTTTAAACTTAGGGTCTGTGTAGTCTACTAAGTAGTCTAACGGATCTAAGTCTAAGGCTTCTAACGTTTTACAAGCAATACGTACAGCGGCTTCGGGATTAACCGCACCACCCGCACCTGCTTGTTGCAACGCTGGAATTAACTGCTGACCAACCATAGTCATCTTTTTAACTGTACTATGGTTAGAGTTATCGCCTACGTCCACATCAATGTACAACAAGAGGTTGGAAGGTAATGTACCTGGATCCACACTCTTGAAGAGATCATTTTGATCGTAGTAGTGCATGGTCTTACCACGCATCTTATCACGGAGAGTTTTATATACACCCTCAGTTAATCGTTTAAAGCCTGTCTCAGCAAATCTACGTGCCATATACTGGATACGTACTTGTGCTGCAGACATAGCTTTCTGCATCTTTTCTTCACTGTTACCTGATACATATAAGGTATCATTCAAACCTTGAGCTGCTTTAGACAAACCAGTAGCTTGTTCTTTATGCATCTGTAGCATCTCTAAGAGAGGCACAGTACCTGTACTAATAGTATCAGGAGTCAAAGAAGCAACAGCACCGTTAGGATTACCGTTAGTAGCAATGATCTGCTTAGGCTTCATGTTCTGAAGAGCACTAAAGTCAACTACGTTAGGGTCAGCTAGTTTAGGTGAGTAGTTTGTTAGGTATACGTTCTCTACGAAACCACGCATAATAGCGGTAGTAGCTAACGTAGCTGGACGAATCATGTCTGCAACAGATAAACCAAAGAACTCGTGAGGTACCTCAAAAGGACAAAGAGTTGCTAAGGGAACTGATTCACAGTCTTCTTCTAACAAGATAACTGAACCTGCAATAATAAAGTGTTTTAGTTCGGCAATACCATCACCATCACGGTCAACACGTAGCCAACACTCAATAACAGTAATTTGTCGGTTAGCTTCTGAAGGGAATAGTTCGCGGGAGTTACCACCCAACCAATATTCTTCACCTACCAAACGTTTACGAGCAGACTGTTCTTCGGTATACTTAGTGGCCCAATCATATGACCCATCACCAATAGTATCCCAATTAATGTTCTCTGCAATATCGGGGAAATATTTACGGATTTCAGAACGAGTCATGTCGATCTGAATACCCACGAACGCTGCATCATCTAAGTTGTGCGCATCACGAGTGATACGGAAACATTCTGGATGTACGTTCTTAATGTTGATACGAGTCTTGTTATGCTTACGGCGTAAGCGAACATTCTCATAAATAACCTTGTAAGCTGAGTTACCTTGTTCGTCAGTGTCTAATTCTTGTTTATACTTGAGTTGACCCATTACCTCTACTTCAGCGTCAGCTAGTAGAATATCTAGGTTAGATTGTTCGATCTCATCGTACTCTTCAAAGTTATATTCAAAGTCTTCAATAAACTCCCAACGAATAATACTATTTTTCCATAACAAAGCTGACTTAACCCATGTATTAAGGATTTCCCAACCGTTATTCTGTTTAAAGATAGCATAGTTAACTAGGTCAGATGCTGACTTAGCTTCATGGAAATCTTTAGGTGAGTTACCAGCAGGGATAAAGCGAGCTAGTCTGTTATTGTTAAACATAAGCTCAGCTAAAATAGCTGTGTAACCTTCAATGGCTTCTACTGTGTCAGATGAAACAATCTGAGACACACCTTGAGGGGTCAAGTGGAAGTTAGGCATCATGCCGTATTCGTAAGTAGCCTTTTGACGTTCACGAGCTAAGTCGGAACTGTTCAAAAAGTCACCAACAGAGTTAGTAATACCCTGTTCAATCATAGCTAGGAGTTCATCGTCTCCTACTACTTCCTTATATCTATCCGCTTTAAAACGGTTGATATTTTGTTTGTCTGTCATTGTAAACCTTTCTGGGTTTCATTCAATCAGAGGTCACAATGACCTATGGGGCAGCATGTGCCATCCTGTAAATAAGTTGCTACTACTATCATCCCTGCCATGAGTAGCCAACGGATAGGACACAAGGGATATTAGTTACCCCTGATAGGTAAAGTCTTTGCAGACTTCTCACCTAACTTTTCCTTAGGGTTCATTAATTTACCCTGAGGAGTTGGTTTGACAAAAGAACTCATTTGTTTCTTTTGTTCACTTGTTAATTTTAAATCAATAGCCATATTACCACTTAACTTTGTTAGCCCAGTATGCTGCAGAGAGTGGTCCCTTAGCAATATCTTGAGCATGTCTTGCCTTAAACGCCTCATTACGAGAAGATCCATCAGGTGAACCTTTAACGCCTTGAGCACCAAACCGAATAGTCTTTACGGTATCACCACTCTTAGCCACAACAATGTGACTCTTAGTAGGGTGGCTAGGTGTAGCTTTAGGTTTATTAAAACCTGATACACCAGCTCTTTCTAATCTTGGGTCTTTTCCCATAAATATCCTTTATAACCATTTAGTAGCATCAGGCTCAAATGAACCAATCTTCTGTGTGAAGGATACTTTATTAGTTGTTAATCTATCTCCGTGAGTCCGGATTACTTCGAGCGCAATCGCAAGAGCAATAACAGTATCGTCATTATGACCGACAATAGCGTTAGTCCGTCCATTATCATCTGCCACATAATTCATCAACTCCCCGATAACTATACGGGAAGGAATCCATATGTCTTCTTGCTCAATAGCGTTCTTTAAGAATCCAATAATAGCAGGTTTAGATGCCATTGTGGTTCTCCACCCGATACGAGTTCCTTCTTCTTTAGAGACATTAGCCATTTTGGTCTGATAGTACATGTTGACATAACCCATTTGAGTTAGCCTATTTAGGGTAGCAATACCCATACTATTAGACTCTACAGCGAGGAGAGCATTGTTGTAATAACGACCGAGATAAAATAACAAATCACCAAACTGAGAAGGGTCAATAGTATTATTTCTGTATACAGCACACACCTCTCTTTGAGCATTCATTACCACCGCCGTAGAAAAGTCTTTGCCGACCCCGAGACTAACGTCAGCGCCAACAGCAAAAGAATCTTCAAAAGTAGGATACTTAAATATTTCAATCGAACCATTCTTTACTTGCTCCATCATCTGAGACTCAAAGTTAAAGTCCATCTGAGCGAGTATAGGCTGAGGAACAAGGGCACTTAATTTCTCTACGTTAAATACGTTACTACCAGAAACAATAAATGCTTCTTCAGGGTTACTAGGGTACTCTTGTCTAAACTTGTCTAGACCACCCTCAGCTACTTTTAATCTTCTCCAATATAACTGATCATTATCTAAGTTATATCTTGTTACTAATACTTCTTCTTCTGCAGTTCTTTCAAACCCTTCAGGAGCTTTCCTACGGTACTCTGACATAAGGTACCACGGAACGAAAATAGGAATATACTCGTTAGTACCTTCTACAGCACCCTTCCATAATCGATGGAATGAGTTACCTACCCCGTTAGCAGTACTCTCAAGGATAACCTCGGTACCGTCTGCCTGTGAAATACCCTGAAATAAACCCGCTAAGATCTTCTCATCATGGAGCCAGAAGGCTACCTCTGAAAGATGTGCAATAGTGGGAGTAATACCCCTACCTGCTTCAGGAGATCCTGCGGTATACAGCCTATAACCTGAGTCATTATGTTCAAACATAATCTCTTTGGCGTTAGACTTCTTCATCTCTGGTTGGAACTCTTCAGACATATGCTGAATGACGTTCTTACTCATCGTAAACAAAGCATCTGAGGTGGCACTATCATGCGCCATAACAACAGACTTGTTATACTTATTAAAATAACTCTTCCAGAATACTCGTGAAGCAGTATACGTGGAGAGACCCATTTGACGGGCTTTTAAAATGATAGCTCTTACTTTACCAGTCTCTCTCAACTGTTTTTCAATAGCATCATTTACAATATGTTGGGCTTCATTAAAGACAAAAGGTTGGAATCCTTCTCGGGAGTCTTTTGGGAGAATCCGGATTTGTTCCTTGGCGAATAACTCAAAGTTAGTACCATACTCTTTAATCTTTTCCCTGCGTTTAAGCTCACGGAGAGCTTCTAGTTTTTTGTGATTGCTCAATGTGTGTCCTATGAGAATTGTTTTCCTAATAGGAACCGACTAGTAATAATTCTGATAGTAATACTTAGTATAATTTTCCTGGGAGAAAATTACTATAATTTTTTGGTGTACGGAAAGAATCAGTTTTTGATACTTTCTGGTGAGTGTTTCTTGGGGAAAGTCTGTGGGGTATTTCTCTATGGGTATAAGTTTCTTTGTGTGTGAAAAAGAATCAAAATGTTTGGCTTTACCCTCTTGCTTCCTTTCGTGGCCCCCTTGCTTCTCTTCGGGCGCTGCGCTGGTCGTGGTCGGTCTCGTCTGGGTGCTCTTGCCCTGTCTCTCTTGGAGGTGTCCTGTGTCTGCTCTGTTCTTCTTCTCTCTGTCTCTTGTTTGTGTCTTGGGTTGCATGTGGTTCGCTCTTGCTGGCTTCCTCTTCCCTTGTGCTCTGTTCTCGTTGGGTTCGCTCGTCTTCTCGGGCGCTGGCTTGTGGGCTGCTGTTGCTCGTGGTTGATCTGTTCTCTTCTTTCTTTTCTTTCTTTGGAGGTTTCTATGTCTGTTCTTTCTTCTTGGTCTTCGTCTGTTCCTGCTGGTCCTGTTGCCTCGTTGTCTGTTCGTGAGGCTGGTCGTGCTGCTGTTCGCCGTCTCTCGTCTCTCGTTGGCTCTTCCAACTCGTCTC